TAGTTTTCCAAATGCTTCAAGATATGTAAGAGTAAGTTCAGTAGCTTTAAAAACACCTGATTATTTTGACAATAATGGTGTAGCAAAACCTGAATTTGCAGATTTTATCCCAACAGCACAAAGTGGTACATTTGGAAATGCTACAGGAGATATCTTAACCGGAACTGGAAAATATTACAATAATATTAATAGTGTAGATACTCAAGGATTAGTAGCTGATAATTATACAGATGCTATTAATTTATTAGCAAATAAAGATGATTACAGATATAATATAATCACAACCCCAGGTCTAATTTACGATAACACACCAACACCTCTAAATACACTAGTTTCAAATGTTGAAAATAGAGGAGATGCAATTATTGTAATGGATCTTGTAAATTATAACTCAACAGTAGTAGGTGCTACAACAACAGCAGCCAGTGTAGATAGTTCATATGTAGCTTCTTATTGGCCATGGGTTCAAATTACAGACCCAGATTCAGGACAATTAGTATGGGTTCCAGCTTCAACAATGATTCCAGGAGTTTATGCTAATAACGATAGAACATCAGAAGCATGGTTTGCACCTGCAGGTATTAATAGAGGTGGTTTAGGAAATGTAAGACAAGCAGAACGTAAACTAACCCAAGCTAACCGAGATACTTTATACACAGGTAAAGTAAATCCAATAGCAACATTCCCAGGTAGAGGAGTTGTAGTATTTGGACAAAAAACACTACAAACTCAAGCAAGTGCTTTGGATAGAGTAAATGTAAGAAGATTGTTAATTGAATTAAAATCATACATTTCTCAAATATCTGATAATCTGGTATTCGAACAAAATACAGCGGCTACAAGAAATCAATTCTTAAGCCAAGTAAATCCATATTTAGAAAGTGTTCAACAAAGACAAGGTTTATATGCTTTCAAAGTAGTAATGGATGATAGTAATAATACAGCTGATGTAATTGATAGAAATCAATTAGTAGGAGCGATTTATATCCAACCAACTAAAACAGCTGAATTTATTTATTTAGATTTCAACATTTTACCTACAGGAGCTACTTTCCCAGCGTAAAAGTTTGAAAGGTTAATATTTATAATTAGATAAAAAAAGAAAATTAAAATAAAATGGCAGTATTAAACCCAAACGAAATATTTTTCACAGCATTTGAGCCAAAGCAGAAAAACAGATTTATTATGTATGTTGATGGGATTCCGTCTTACATGATCCAAGAAGTTGGAGAATTGAAAGTTGAAAATGGTGAAGTAATATTAAACCATATCAACGTTCAACGTAAAGTAAAAGGTAAATCAAAATGGTCAGATTTATCTATGAAACTTTATGACCCAATTACACCTTCAGGTGCTCAAGCAACTATGGAATGGATACGTTTACATCACGAATCAGTAACTGGTAGAGATGGTTATTCTGATTTTTATAAAAAAGATTTAACAATTAACGTATTAGGTCCTGTAGGTGATGTAGTTTCTGAGTGGATTATTAAAGGAGCATTTATTAAAGATGCAACATTTGATGGTTATCAATGGGCAGATGATGGTACAGCTCAAACTATTAGCATAACTATTGGAATGGATTATGCAGTATTAAATTTCTAAAACAAATTCTGTCACATATTTTTAAGAGGAGCTTGGCTATGCCAAGCTCTTTTTTTATATTTACATTCAATATCATAAGGAAAGTTCTTTAATATTTTAAAATTTAAAAAATTATGGAAACATTATCATTTATTTTGGGTGTAGGTGCTGTTATGGCTATTGTTGTAATAGTGGTTACGTTTATGAATAACAAACAAATTAAAGAACTAAACAAACAAATTGAAAATCTAGAATCAACTGACAATAATATCTGCAATAATATAGATAATTTAGAAATCAGGGTTTTAGATGTTATTAAAGAAGTTGAGATTAATCAACGTAGAGAAAATGAAGAAATTGTTCGTTTTGTTGATAGTAGAGTTGATAAACTAGAAGACAAAATTTATAAAAACTTCGATATTAAACAAAATCAATCAAATATTTATTAATTAACCTAGGTTAAAGAATTTTCCTTTATGATATTTATACACGAAATTAAGTTATAACAAAATAAAAACTATGGAAGAAAGTAAATTTAAATTCCCCACAGAAACAATTGAATTACCCTCAAAAGGTTTAATTTACCCTGAAGATAACCCATTATCATCTGGTACTATTGAAATGAAGTATATGACAGCTAAAGAAGAAGATATTCTTTCAAACCAATCATATATTCAAAATGGTACAGTACTAGATAAACTACTTAAATCTCTTATTGTATCTAAAATTGATTACAACGAACTTATTGTAGGTGATAAAAACGCAGTTATGATTGCTGCTCGTATTTTAGGTTATGGTAAAGATTATGAATTTGAATATAAAGGAGAAAAAGTAAGTGTTGATTTATCTACTTTAGAAAATAGAGAATTTGATGAAAAAGCAATTACTAGAGGAGTTAATGAATTCTCATTTACACTTCCTAATTCAGGAACAATCATTACGTATAAGCTTTTAACACATAAAGATGAAACTGCAATTACTAATGAACTTAACGGATTAAAGAAAATCAATAAAAATTCTGATCCTAGTGTTTCTACACGAATGAAGTATATGATTCTTTCAGTTAATGGTGATAGTGAAAGAAAAACAGTTCGTGAATTTGTAGACAACTATTTTTTAGCATCTGATGCAAGAGCATTCCGTCAACACGTTAGAGAAGTACAACCAGATGTAGATTTAAAAGTTACAGTAGAATTAAGTAGTGGAGAGGAGGCCATTGATCTTCCCATTGGGGTCACGTTTTTTTGGCCTGACGCCTCAATATAGAATTTCTTTATTTACCCAAATACATGAAATAGTATTTCATGGTAAAGGTGGTTATGATTATTATACTATATATAACATGCCTATTTGGTTAAGAAATTTTACCTTCAATAAAATGAGGGAACATTATGATAAAGAAGCTGCTGAAATGAAAAAAGCCCAAGGTAAATCTGGAGGTGGAACAACAGTAGTTAATTCAGAGGGTAAAATCGAAGCACCTGAACATTTTCAGAATGCTAAACCGTCCCCAACATATATAACGAAGGCATCAAAAAAATGATGCCTTCCAATATTTATAACAAAAATACCTAATGGATTTAAATAAAGCAAAACAAAACGCTCAAGGTCTTAATCAAGAACTGGGCGCCACCGAAGATTCCTTTAGAGATATGAGATCTCTTTTAGAAGGGATCAACGAAGAATTAGGTAAAAAAGTTAATAATGTAAAAGAAGCTAGTAAAGGATATTCAGATTTAACTGCTGTAGCTTCTAAACTAGCCCTTCAAGAAGAAGAAATCACCCGATATTCAGACGATCAACTTAAAAAATTCTCAGAAAAAGCCACAGCTGCTCGAAAAGAAATTGAAGAAAGAGCTAAAGCTTTAATTAAAGAAAAAGGAATCAATAAAGAATTAAAGGGTAATACAGAAATGTTAAATCAAATTTTAAAAGATAAAAAAGATTTAACAGATGAACAACAGGCTTTATTAAGAGGTTATGCAACCGAATTCAAATTAGAAGATGAAATTGTTACTAAAGTCCAAGAAGAAGTTCAAACCCGAAAAAAGGTTAATGATGCTATGGGTATTACAGGAGGTCTTCTTAAAGCTTTTAATTCTGTAGCAGGTGAATTTGGTAAAGTTTTTAACTTAGACCAAGTCCAAAAGGACATGGAAAAGTTTGCTGAAAAAACTATCCGTTCCGGAAAAGAAGTTAGTAGACTACAAACATTAGGAGTTGGATTAAAATCAGCTTTTTCAAATCTTGATAAAACCCTTACTGATCCCGCAGTAATTTTTACTACTTTAGCAAAGTCTGCTTTAAGTGTTAGCCAAGATGTAAACAATATTCAAAAAGCAACAGGGATGAGCTATGGCAATGCCACAGCTTTAAATGCTGAATTAAGAATGACATCCCAACTTCAAGGACAAATTCAAATAAGCACCGAAAAATTACACAAGGCGTATGCAGCAGTTACTACAGAATTAGGGGTAGCAGGTGATATATTAGGAGGTGAAGCTTTAATTTCAGTATCTAATTTAACTGATCAATTGGGTATGTCTACTAAAGAGGCTACCCGATTAGCTTTAATGTCACGTTTACAGGGAGAAAATACAGAAGAAATTCTTAGTGATACTATAGCTACTGTAGGGGAATTTAATAAACAAAATAAAACAGCCATAAATTATAAAGCTGTTTTAAGCGATGTTGCTAATTCATCTAAAAGACTTCAAGTTTCTTTAGGAGCAAATCCAAAAGCATTAACCGAAGCCGCTACCGCAGCAGCTTCCTTAGGTCTTTCATTAAAAGATGTAGAACAAATTGCTGATAGTTTATTAAACTTCGAAACTTCTATTGAAAAAGAAATGGAAGCTGAATTATTAACTGGTCAACAATTAAACTTAGAAAAAGCCAGAGAATTTGCATTAAACAATGATATAAAGGGACTTTCAGAAGAAATTAGTAAAAACCAAGGAATAATAAACGCATTTGCTTCAGGAAATAGAATCCAACAAACAGCAATAGCAGAAGCTATGGGTCTAAGTGTAGAACAACTTGGAAATATGTATTATCAGCAAGAACTAAATAATCTATCAGCTAAAGAATTTAAAGCCAGATATGGTGAAACTGCTTACGAACAGGCAAAAGCATTATCAGCATCCGAAAAGTTTGAAGCTTCAATGAATAGAGTAAAAGAAGTTATAGGTAATATTGGGATGGCTCTTGCTCCTGTGTTAGATCTTATAGCTTTTATTGTAAGTAAATGGTATGTTTTATACTCTTTAATGGGACTTGTTGCTCTTTCTTATGTGCCTAAATTAGTTAAAGGTGCTAAAGATTTTGTGGGTAATATTAAAAGTGGTTTTGATAGTATTAAAGGTATAGCCAAAGGAATAAAAGATGCAGTAACTGGTAAAAGTGGAATGGTTCAAGCCAAATCAGGAAAATTTTATGATGCTGATTCTCCACAAGGTAAAATGATTAGAAGTAAAGGAGGTACTATTCCTTTAGATGGAGATAAAACTAAAAAAGCACTAGAAGGTGCTGGTGATGGAGCTGGTAAAGCTGCTGAAAAAACTAAAGGTGTTAAAGGCAATTTAGGTAAAGAAATTGAGCAATTTTTAAAAGGAGTTGGTAGGGGTCTTAAATTTATAGGTCAAAATTTTGGAGATATTTTTAAAGGTGGTCTAGCTTTACTTTTGGCTTCCCCTGGATTAATAGCTTTAGGTTTAGCAGCCCCAGGTTTATATGTATTATCTATGATTCCTGGTCCTGCTATTAATGCTGCTTTAACAGGTTTAGGTAGAGGTTTATCTAATTTTATTAAAAAATTTAGTTTAGGAGATGCTCTTAAATTTGCAGTAGCAGGAACTTTATTAGCTGCTCCTTTAATGGCAATTGGTCTCGCATATTCAGCTATGGGAGGTGATCCTATGGTATTACTTGGTTTAGGAATTGGTTTAGCAGGATTAGCTGCTTCAATGTTTGTTGTAGGTAAATTCTCATCTCAAATTCTACAAGGATCTTTAGCATTACTAGTATTAGGTACAGCTTTAGTCCCAGCAGCATTTGCCTTTAGTTTACTAGCTGGGGTAGATGTAGGGAGTATAATTGCATTTAGCATTGCATTACCCTTATTAGCATTAGCTGCTGCTGGTTTAGGATTTTTAGTTTTTCCTATTATGGCCGGTGCTGCAGCATTAGCTGTATTAGGGCTTGCTTTAATCCCTGCAGGTATAGCATTTAGTATGATTGCTGGATTAAATACAGAAGCTATAATTTCATTTTCTACTGGAGTTGGAATATTAGCAAGTCAAGTTGCTCTTTTAGGACTTGCATCACCTCTTATTATCGCAGGTTCATTTGCTATGACTGCTTTAGGATTAGCATTAATTCCACTATCTATGGGATTTGAAAAAATGGCATCTGCTAATGTTGAAGGATTAGTAAATAGTTTACAAAGTTTAGCTACAGTAGCACCTCAATTATTGGGTGTAGCTGCTGGGTTAGGTGCAATTTCAGCAGGATTGGCGTCAATGGCATTTACAGGATTATTAGCTCTACCTGTTATTGGAGCTTTAACTGCATTAGGAACAGTTTCAGGTGCTTTAAGTTCAATATTTGGAGGTGAAGAAGGAGATAAAGAAGATAAAGGCTCTATGAAAGCTATAGAACAAAAATTAGACCAATTAATTGCTGTTATTTCAGCAGGTGGAGATGTTTATATTGACGGAGCCAAAGTAGGAAAAACAGTAGCATTGGCAACTTCTAGAATAGGTTAATATTTATAATAAACAATAAATTAAAAACATAAAATTATGGCTTTACTTGACAAATTAACAACAGCAGGTTCAAACCTATCAAGTTTAAATGGTACAACACCTTCAATTCCTAATTTTGCAGGATCTAAACTACATGATACTTATTCAATTAATAATGTTCCTGTAGTTCCAGGCAAACCAGCTCCATCTGAGTTAGACTTAAATGGTGTAATTCCAGCATACAATTATAGAGATAACGCACCTGAAGGAAGAACATTTTAATATATGCCTCTAATAAATCTTCAAACAAACCTTAGATCTTTAAGGTTTGGGAATGATAGACCTGGAGGAGGATCTAGTGGTCAACCTTACATTCAAAAATCCATTCCTGCACCTGAGGACTCTCCCTCTAATCTTTTTAATACTGGGGGGAAAGATATTCTAAATAGAGGTGGATTACTTGCTCCTATAAAAGGGGTTAATGATGTAAGTCGATTATCCCAAATGTTTTTTGATTTTAAATCACCTAGTGGCCCTTTATTTACAGCTAAACAAAACCTATTATCTCGTACTTCAGTAAAAACTGAAGCATCTAAAGGTGCTGGTTATGGTGGTGGTGGAGTTAATCAAGGTTTATATTTACCTACTTCTACAATATTACAAGCAGGTGTTGGATTTACAGGAACTCATCTAAATTTATTAGGTTTAAATCCATTTGATCCTGTATCTCCGGATGGTGGTGGTCTTTTACCTGGGATTGGGTTAAATAGCTATTT